CCTCGGTGTCGAGGTCGAGAGCCCCGAATTCGATCCCGTAGTAAACCGCGACGCCTCGCTTCTCGACCTCCCGCCGCATCCTGGCGAGCTCCTTCTTTAGGATCGCCTTCGGCTTCGTGGTCGGCTTGTGGGTCACGTCGTAGAGAATGAAGTCGGGCCGGTCGAACGCGAGCCCGTAGATTCCTATCTGCGCGTCGAGGTTGAGGCGCCGCCAGTAGGGCGAGGCCCCGGCGATCGACTCCGCGGTCGTCTTGTATTCGAGGATTCCCCGGCGGCCGTGCGCGTCGCGGAGGACGCCGTCGACCTTTCCCCGAAACGTGGCGCCGGCGATCTCGACCTCGAACTCGGCCTCGGCCTCGACGACCTCGTAGTCCGCGGCCTGATTCATCCAGTACCAGGAGTGCGCCGCGTGGAGTTGCCGAAGGCGCTCCGACCAGAGCTCGGACGGAGAAGTGCGCTCGATGAGGGCGAACGGGTCCTCGCCCTTGACGGTCGCCTCCTGCGCGTCGTGCCAGACTTGGCCGACGGCCAGCGCCTCGGGCAGGGTCGAGTCGAGCTCCAGCCGTTCGAGGTACTGGAGCCGATAGCGTTCGAGGCATCGGCGCGCCGTCGAGAGCGAGGAGTTCGTGTAGGTGACGTCCACGGCTACGCCCCCGTGACCTTGTCGATCCCGACGAGCTCGCAATAGCACGAGTCGGAGCAGGCCCAGGGACGGGGCGAGCCGGCGTTGGTCTCGACATCGCAGGCGTCGCACTTGCCGATCGTCGGCTCTTCGGGGGAGATCACGCCGCACCCCCCATCCGCTTCCAGCATTCGGGACCGATGCCGCGCTCGATCGACTCCGGAGTCGTGAGCGTGCGATTGCACTTGAGGCACGTCCCGGCGAGTTGCATCGAGAACCCCCAGGAGTGCCAGTGGCCGTTCTCGCCGCGAAGGACGAGGTCGGCCCATACCGCGACCTTGCGCTGGACCTCGCTCCAGGTCGCGGAGAAGTTGTGGCCGTCGACCATGCCGGTCGAAGTGTGCGCCGAGCGATGCTTCTTCCAGATGACGGCGCGCCCGCGATCGTCGTCCCAGAACGCGACCCCGACGTAGTCGGTCTCGTTGTTCGGGCCCATGAGGAGCGAGACGATTCGCTTCCCGACCATGCCGGGATCGGCGTTCTCCCGAACCGTTGATAGCTTGAGCGTGACGTGCCGCGTGCGCGGGCTCGTGAACGTATAGGTCCCGTTGTGGACCCGCGGCGGCTTGATCTCTGCGTTCGCTTCCATGTCGTGTTCTCTCGGGTTGAAGGCGTGCCACGAAGGTTCGGATCGTGCCCCGATCCGCCCTCCCATCGAAGGGTACCACCGCCATCGACGCCGCGGGGGGCTCGAATGAAATCAAAGTGGGTAAAAAGTGGGGGCGACCCCTCCCGCCCCGAATGCTGCCCGGGAAGAAGGGATCGCCCCCGAAGTTGCCCGAACCTCCCCGGGTCGAGGGGAAGCTCGGGCTGCGGCCCCGCCGCTTGTCATTCCGCCGAGAGCCCCAAAGCAATCGGCGGCGTCCAGGAGGCGCGAGGGGGGCGTGCCTTGCTAGGTCACGCGAGCGGTCGAGACTAGGCGGATCCCGGCGTGGATCAGGCCGAGGACCTGGGCGTCCGCGACGCTCGCGGCCTGGGTCGTTCGGATGCCGAGGCGGAGCGCGAGGTTGTCTCGCTCGGCGCGGACGGCCAAGTCGAGCCCCGGCTCGTGGGCGATCGACGCGATCTTCGCGGCGGAGGCGGCGACCATCGTCGCGGCCTCGGTCGAGTCCACGGCGAGGCGCAGGCCGACCTCGGCGAGCGTCGAGTCGAGCGTGCCGCGGAACGCGGCGACGGGGTCCACCGCCGCGGCGACGCGATCGGCTAGGACGCTCTTCGGCACGCTGGACGCGAGGGCCGTCGAGCTCTCGGGCGTGGCGTCCGGCGTGGCGGGCTCGGCGGCGGCGGGTGAGAGCTTCGCCTCCGCCGCGAAGATCGCGTCGATCGCCGCGGCGGGTTCACCGCTCGGCGGGTTGCCGGTGTCGGGGACGGCGGGCTCGGAGATGATCGGATCGCCTTCGGACATGGGGATTCCCTTTCGTGGGTCAGAGCGCGGCGAGTGCCGCGGTGAGGTTGTCGATTCGTTCGAGAAAGATCTGCATCCCGCCGAACCCGATCTCGCCGTCGTCGTAGCGATCGAGAACGCCGCGCCGGGCGAGCGGGGCGAGTCGAGTCCAGTCTCGGATTCGAGCTCGGATCGCATCCACGCTACCCGATTCGATCGCCTCGTCGAGGGCGTAGAAGGACTGGCGGACGTCGACGGACTCCGCGGATCCCATCTCGCCGTCCTGCATCGCGTCGACGATGCCGCGCTCGACGTCGGCCTCGACGCCGGAGGGGGCCTCCCACGCCGCTGCGATCGCCGGCGAGAGGACCTCGGCCTTCGCGCGCATCGACGCGTGGCACGACGCGGTGCAGCAGGAGAGGAGGAGCGTAGCCGCCAGGGCGACCGCTAGAATCTTGCTCGTTCTCATTCGTCCAGTTCCTTCGGGTCTTGAGGGCGGGGCACGATCGGGTCGAAGTCCATCTCGTGCGGCGTGAGCGGCGTGAGGGTCACGTCGAGGTACTCTTCGAGTCTACCCTCTTCCATGGCGGCGAGGGCTTCGAGCACCTCGCGCCGGGAGACGATCTCGGTCCCGTAGACGCTCGGCGGCAGGTCGGAGGGCCTCACGGCTCAGGACTCCATGATCGAGGAGGTCCAGACCTTAGCGAAGACGATCACGGTCGCGAGGGCGCCGAGGGTGACGTGCAGGGTCGGAAGCTGGGCGAAGAGTTCGAGGGCTTGGTTCATGGTGCGATTCTCTCGGTTCGAGGTCGTGCGGGGCTTTGGGACCCCTCTCGTGCACCCCTACTTCGGCAGGGCGGGCGCCTCGACCTGAGCGAAAATCTCACCGAAAGCGAGAATCGGGGTCCCTCGGGTCGTAGGCGACGGGCGTGATCGGCGTCCCGAGGGGGAAGTGCGCCTCGTTGTGGTGCACGTCCCTGCAAGTCGCGAACGTCTTGTCGCACTCGGAGAGGCCCGGCACCCTCGGGGCACCGCACCCGGGACCGCCGAACTCCCAGATGCACGGAGCGTGCCCGTGCTCGACTTCGAACGAGTTGAGCCGCCGACCCGTGATCAGGTTCCAGAGCTCGACACGCCCGCTCACGTTGCCCCCCCGGCCTCGAACGGGCCGCGGAGCCGCTGCGCGTCGCTCCAGTGGGCCGGCAGGTCGACGACGTGCTCGCCGACCGGGATCCGCGCGCGCTTCACCGGCACCGTGCCGCGATATTGACTCGGGACCGGGATCCGGCGCGTCGGCTTGAAGAGCCATACCACGACCGACGCGATCACCGGCGGACCCTCTCCGCGCTGGAGCTTGAGATCGGGCACCGTCACCGGGCCGCGGAGGTCGTCCCAGGCCCCGGCCCCGAACGTGCGGTCGAGCACCTCGCGAGGGTCCCACGGATCGACCGAGGCCCCGGCCCACCGCACGAGGCGGCCGTAGCCGAGGAGTCCCCGCTCGGCGATGTCCGAATCGAAGTCGACGAAGCCCCCCTCGAAGTTGAACGCGGGGTCGAGGTAGTACGCGGCCGAGCGGCCGGAGATCCAGACGCCGGAGCTCATCGATCGGCCTCGGCCTCGACGAGGGGCGCCGTGAGCGTCGCCTCCAGTCGCTCGAAGTGGCCGCGACTGATCTCGGACGCTTCGAGGCACCCTGCCCGCAGGGCGTCGAAGACGTCGGCGCTCGCGTCGACCTTGACGGCGGCGGCGAGCGCGAGGTGCCATCCGCTCGAAACGCCGCGCGCGTAGTGCCAGTCGATCGACTCTCGACGGATGTCGACGGCGTGCGCGCTACGAGACTCCTCGATGCCGTCTCGAACTTCGTAGCCGATGAGGAACGAAATCGTACAAAGGAGGAGGATGTAGCAGACCTCGCGCGGGCTCGGGAATATCGAGTTCATCTTTTCATCCTGAATCGGGACGTGCGGAGCACGAAGACTAGGGCGAGGGCCGCGACGGGATCCCCGCCGAGCCCGACGTACGCGTAGAAGGTGACGAGGAGCGAGGCGTCGCCGAGCAGGCTCGCCGCGGACCGCGGATCGACGGAGCGGGCGAGCCGGCGAGCGGCCTCGCGGGCGTTCACGCGGCGGACCTCCGACTCGAAGGTCGTGGCGTCGGGGTCGACGTCGATGGACCTCACGACGCGCCCCCCTCTCCATTCTCCTCGACCCATACCTCCACGGCGCGTAGGACGTCCTCGCGGGTCGCGCCGGAGACGGACCGGTCGTCGTGCGCGTCCGGTGCCCCGTCGTAGTCGTCGTGGGTGGCGCTCCAGTCGTACCAGCGCACGGGGATCGGCGGGCAGTCGCAGTTGATGTGCCACAGGCTGCCGTCCGATGCGGTGTAGCTTCGCGGCTCCGGCGTGTGCTCGACCCTCACGGCTTCACCTCCGCCCGGAGAGCGTCGAGCGCCCGCTCGGCCAGCCACTTGAACTCCCGCACCATCTTCGTCGTGTTCATTCTCTCGGTTCCTTTCGTGGGAGCGTGCCCCGCCCCCGTTGTAAGGAATCCTATCGGACGATCCGCCTCCACGCCTGAGCCCCTACTCCGATTTTCTTCGAATTGGAGGCGGGGCCCACGAGAAGTAACCCGTGGACCCCGCTGGAGAGACCGTTCCGGGACCCGGTCGCCTCCCGTGGTTCCCTCCCCAGGGTCCCGAGCGGCGAGCCGCGCGAGCACGGGAGGCGATGGCGGGCCCCTCTTGCAATTCCTTGCAATCCAAGCCTGTACCCGAATCCCGAATCCCGCAAGCCGAAATCTATTCGCGCTCGCCGGCGAGGCCCTCGGGGTCGCGGGGGGGGCTCCCCGGCGCCGCCGCGTCTCGATCGCGCCTGCGCGTCACGTTCTCCGAGCCGATCTTCCGGAGGTGCTCGGGCGTCTTCGCAAGTCCCATCCGCGTAGCCTTGCCGATGATCGATCTCTGCGTTCGATTCAAGTCGCGTGCGAGCTCGGCGTTCGATCGGACCGGGAAGTTCGAGCGCAAGAACTCGACCTCTTCATCGGTCCACTCGACGGCCTTCATCGCTACGCCTTCCTTGCCGGTCCTCGCTTGCGCTGGATCGGGGAACGAACCGGAACCGGATCGGGAAGCGGCCCGCATTCCTTCGCGCCCAGCCGGCGCGCCTCGTCTCGAATCGCGTCGAGGACTTCGAGCTTGGCCTCGACCTTCCCCGACTCCATGCGCCCGTACCATGACGGGGTGAGGCCGCAGGCCTTCGCGGCGTCGCGCGAGCTCATGCCGGCACGACGACGAAGGACGAAGAGCCAGTCGCCGCGGGTGAGTTCGGAGACGGAGATCATCGCGCCCCCCTCACCCGTCTCGTATCCGCGCACCTCGTAGAGGGTGACCCCGAGGACCTTCGCCGCCTGTTCCTGGGAGAGCCCCTCGTTCCGCCTCCAGAGAAGGAACTTCTCCGCGTCCGTGAGTTGATACATCTTCGCCGCCCTGCCGCCGCCGCATGTCTTAGCCATGTCGAGAATCCTACCCCGGAGCGAATCGGATTCAAACGTGGAGGACCGCGAACGCGGTGAGCGTCGCGGAGAGGTCCATCTCCAGGAGCTTTTGAGCGCCGGAGTCGGACGACCTATGCCGTACGTCGATCGTGTCGCCGTTCGTGATCAGGCCCGACCCGATCGTGCCGCTCGTCCCGCCGGCGGAGATGAGGGTCGTCCACGATCCCGCGTTGATCCGGTACTGCACGTCGCCGGCGGTGAAGGACGAGGAGATATCGAAGTCGTGGTCGGTCGAGTCGTCGGCGACCGTGAACGAGTTCGAAACGTCGTCCGTGTCGAGGGCCCCGAAGGCGAAGGCCCCGGTGAGCGCGCTTGTGACGTCGAAGTCGTGAACGAGGTCCACGGTCGACTCGTAGGACGTGCCGCTGTAGGTGTGCTCGGATCCGAGCGAGACGCGGAGCCGCGTCGGCAGGACGCCCGCGTTGTTCTGCAGGATGTCGAGCCGCCGGAGGGTCCCCGAGCTCGCCGAGGCGAGGTCCTCCTCGTACAGGAGCGTATTCGATCCGTCGGGGTCGTCGCGGACGTCGGCGGCGTGGGTCGTCGAGTTCGCGGACGGGTAGGTCGAGTCGATCGTCGCGGCGTCCGTCTGGAGGGAGGCGACCTCGTCCGTCGTCCGGAAGTCGCGCCGGATGAACGCGAGCGCGATCCCCACGTCCTCGCCGCTCCCGCTCCCCTCGAGCGAGGTGGTCGACGCGAAGCGCGAGGAGTTGAGGCTCATCTCGGCCGGCGGGTACGGGCGCCGGACGCGGTTCGCGAGCGTGAGCGAGACCGTCGTCGCGTTGGCCTCGTCCACCTCCCCGAGGACGCTCTTCGGGATGAGCTTCGCGTCGACGTTGTTCCCGGCGGGGATCGCGGTCGAGATTCCGGCACGGCCGAAGAGCAGGAAGACGCTCGTCCCCGACGCGTGGTCCTGCGTCACGGAGTCGAGGACGCCCCGGTAGACGTCGTTCAGTTGGACGTTGCTCGCGTTGTCCGATGCGGACGAGACGAGCATGAACTCGCCGCCGCCCGAAACCGATCCGACGTAGATGAGGTTCCGGAGCTCCGTCCCGATCTCCACCGGGTCCGACAGGTCCGCGAAGGCGGCCTCGATGTCCTCCTGCGAGTCCGGAGTCGGCGTCACGACGATCGCGCTCGTCGGGACGGCCGTCCCGCCGGACAGCGCCGCGTTGAGCTCCCCGATCAGGGCGAAGGCGGGCACGTTGCCGGCGCTCGAGTAGTCGCCCGACGGCGATCCCACCGCGTTCCGCTCGCGGATGTCGTACGAGCTCTCGACGCTCTGCAGTCGGGCCGCCACGAGGAGCTTGTCGAGGTCGGGCGACGCCGAGTTCGGGTCCCTGGCGACGATCGCGCGCGGCGCCTCGAGGACGAGCTGCTCGCCGGCCGGGAAGGGCGCGAGGTCCTCGCCCGGCGCGGTCCATCCCGAACTCGGCGTCGCGGCGAAGGACCCGGCGGCGGAGTAGAACACGTCCTGGATCATGTCGATCGTGATTCGGCCGCTCGCGAAGTCGCTTCGGTCGACGCGGTTCACCCGCATCGGGAGACGCGTCACGTTGAGGCGCGCGTAGGTGAGCTCGACGACGTCGTTGATCTGGACGTCCCAGAGCGTCCGGTCCACGACGAAGGTCCCCTTCGCGAGCGGGTAGGCGAGCGTCCGCAGGCTTCGCCACGCGATCGCACTCGCGAGGTCCCCGTCCTTCACTCCCGGGTGCGCCTCCTCGGCGTTTGAGATCGCGCCGTCCTGGATCTGGACGTTCGCCATGTCCTGCGCGAGCGCCGAGGTCCGCTTGTAGTCGTCGCCGGCGTCGTTGTAGGAGACGCGGACCTGATTCGCGGTCGCCTCCCACGATCCGCGCGTCCACGACTTGACCTCGAGCACGTTGTCGACGGTGAGCTCGGGTTGCGCTCCGGGCGTGTAGTCGTCGCGGGCGAGCGCGATCTTCCACTTCTTGTCGGACTCGTCGCGGATGAGGACGCCGTCGATCTGCTGCTCCACGCGCTGGACGAGCGCCTCGATCGCCTCGGGGTTGTCGATCAACATCGAGAACCCGTTCCCCTCCACCGCCAGCGTATCGCCGGCGGTGCCGAACGAGGTCAGGTCGATCGTCGACGGGTCGAAGCGGAACCCGTCCTTCGCGGTGAGCGCGATGTAGAGGACGTTGACCGGGTTCGCGTCCTTCGAGTTGACGATCTCGTTCCCGCTCGTGAGCCCGACCGGGTTCGGCGTGCGCCGGAGCGTGATCGCCCACGGCTCCGGCGTCGTCGTGTTTCCGACGTAGGCCCGGTTCTCGTAGTTCGTGACGTAGCAGAACCCGCGGTAGGCCGGCGTCACGCCGTCTTGACTCTGGAAGCCCGCGCCGAAGGTGAGGTTGAGCGTGCACCCCGAGCCCGGCGAGAGGTCCAGAGTCGCGACCGTCGTCGAGACAGGGTTCGACGGCTTCGTGGAGTAGATCCCGCCAGACAGGAGCGAGACCGTCGCGACGGCATCGGAGACCCCGACCGTATCGACGCGAAACCGAGCCGCGAATCCGAACGTACCGCCGACGCAGAAGAGCGTGTCCCCGACCGTGTATCCCGTTCCGGCCGCGGCGATCGTTGCGCCGGTGACGATCGCCGAGCCGAGGTAGCTCGACGGGGATTGAGTGTTCGAGCCCGCGAAGAACTGGAACGTCCCCTGGACGCCGCCCGTCCCGCCCTCGTCGGGGTCGCCGAAGAGCTGCGGCTTGTCGATCGTGAACGTGCCGCCGGCGGCCACCGAACCGGAGAATGCCTCCTTCTCGCCGATGCGGACCCGGGTGAGCTCGTCGACCGGGTACTCCCCTCCGCCGCACAGGAGGAGCTGGAAGCCCATCGCGTAGCGATAGCCGCGGATGATGTCCTCGTCGGAGAGGAGCGAGACCTGCACGGAGTCGACGATCGGGTTCGCGCGAAGGTCGCCCCACCACGCGAAGTTCGGCCCTTTGATCTCGACGGTCCCGAAGAGCCACGGGACGACGCGATCTTCGGTCGCGGTGGGGAACGAGAAGTCTCCGACGCCGGCCGGCTTGAGTTGCTCGCGCTTCGGCTTCGGACGGAAGAGCTCGTTCAGGATCGTCGAGAACGCGAAGAGAAAGACCGAATACCAGAACCCCACTAGACGATCCCCTGCTGGTTCGGGTTGATCTTCGGCACGAAGGCGAAGCCGCCGAAGTTGATCGCGTTGTCGAACTTCGAGGAGCAGACCGCGATCGTGTGCTCGCACCCGGCGAAGACGTTCACGGACGCCGGCGTCGTGCCGAACGGCAGAAGGAGCTCTAGGTCGTTCCCCGAGTGCGACAGGACGAGTCGGTAGTCGGTGCCGCCGAGCACCTCGACCATCCCGCCGTCGAACCACCCGTCGGTATAGGTGCCCGAGAGACCGGGCACCGTGAGCGTCCTCCCCGACTGCCCGCTCGGCGCGAGGGCCGACGCGCGGTAGGCCGGGTCGGAACTCGAAACCGTGCACTGATCGTCGTAGAGGACGCGGTTGCACGAGGCGCACTGCTTCTCCCGCGGGTAGACGCGGTCCCCCCCGCCGATGCTCTGCCGGCACGACACTTTCGCGACGCGGAGATCGTCGACGAAGGAGACGGTATCGACGAACCCCTCGAAGATCCGAATCGTCTCGATCGCCGAGTCCGACCGCTGGAACCGATCCACCTCGACCGAGACCCGATTCCCTGGGACGCTCGACTTCCAGACGTCGGCGAACGCATCGTCGCCGGGGAGCTGGATCTCGAACTTGTTGTTCCGCTCGGCGGGCCCGAAGCGAACGGGTCCCCGCGAGATCGCGCGCGGGACGTAGGTGAGCGAGTTCGCGACGACCGAGTCCTCGGACGAGGTGTAGAAGTAGGACGTGGCGCCGGAGGTGAAGCGGTAGACCTCGACCGGCCTGCTGGCCTCGACGGTCTCCTCGTAAGCCGCGTAGGTCACTCGAAGACACCTCGGCACCCGACGGTGCAGTATTCATCGACCCCGCCGCGCTGGGTTCGAAGCTCGATCCGGTCCTGGTCGAAGCGCATCTTCTCGACGAACTCGATCCGATCGACGATCGACTGCGAGTAGGACGCGGCCCAGTTCGAATCGACGGTGAGCGTCTCCTCCGTCGCGTCGATCTCGACCGAGGAGAGCACGGTCCGCAGGACCGCCGGCGTCCCGTCGTTGAACGAGATCCGGATCACGTTCCGCGGCTGGGCGGCGCCCACGAACCGCGTGTAGCCGTCGTTCCGGACGTTCATCGTCGCCACGCCGGAGGAGATGTCGTCGGTGAGCGTGAGGTCGCTCTTCTTCGTCGGCAGGTAGAACGAGACCTGCCGACCGCGGAGCGCGTAGAGCACTTGACGAAGCGCCCAGGACGCCGCGCGCCCCTTCGCGAAGAACGTCTTCGGACGAACGGGCTTGTGGGTCGGCCAGTCCGACGCGACGTAGACGAGGCCGGCGATCGAGTCGAGGTCCGTGACTTCGATGTCGAAGGCCTCGGGTGACGTCGCCCCCTCCATTCCGTTGTCGTCGTCGAAGAGCACCTTCGAATTGAAGGACGAGAAGCCCGACGTGTCCGCGAGGTCGGCCTCGTTGTCCGTCACCCGAAACCGAACGGTGCCAAGGTCGAGCACCGCGTTCGGGTAGCGGGCCCCGGAGACGCGCCCCTCGATGACGCACAGGCGCAACGGTGCGACCGTCACGCCGACGGCGTGCGAGTTCGACGTCGCGCTCGTGAAGGTGATCGTCGACGACGTGAGCGAGTCCACGACGAGCACGTCGAAGGCTCCGGTCGCCTCGTCGATGATGATCGCGTTCCCGCCGACCCGGAAGTCCCGGTAGTCGGTCGAGCCGACCGTGATCGTCGTGTCGCCGGCGGTGACGGCCGCGGCGACCTCGGTCTCGTGCTTCCAGAACGGAACCCCGAAGGTGTTCCCCTGCCACGCGAAGAGGACGTTCTGGATCGTCTGGCGCTCGCCGTCCTCGTAGAGCCGGAAGTCGTACTCGAGGAACTGCCGCGGGCTCTCGCGCATCGACGGCCGCTTCTCCTTCCCGGAGATGGCCGCGTGGATCTGAGTGACCCACTCGAGCACCTCGACGAGCTCGTCGTCGTTCTCCGGGCGCACGTCGAAGAGGATGATCCGCGTGATCGAGATCGGGATCGAGATCGTCCCCGACGCGAACGCGAAGTCGAGCGTATCGTCGACGACCCCCGGGCCGACCGTCGAGATCGTGAGCACGAGGTCGACCGTCTGCATCGGGTCGAGGTCCGACGGAAAGCCGGGGAGCGTCGCGAGGTCGACCCCTGCGCCGGCGTTGCTCGTGTAACCCGTCCAGGAGTGGGTCGCCGTACGGAACGCGGAGTGGACGTCCACGTCGACGAGCTGCGTCGACAGGAGGTTCGGGTACGCGATCGTCCGCGGGAGGACGTGCACCCGATCGAACCATGCCGGGATCCCGGTTCCGTCCTTCGTCGTCGACGCGTAGCTCCCGAAGGCCTGCACGACCCGCGCCGGCGCGGCCGTCTGGAGCTCGCCCACGGAGTTCGGCGCCACCGGGAACGCGACCGGAACGATCTCGGGTTCGGCGGGGTTGAGGTAGGCGTCGGACGAGACGCCCGACTGCTGCCCGAAGATCAGGACCTCGAGCGGGCCGAGGGTTCCAGACGTGCTCGCGAAGCTCGCCACGGCGGCATCCTACGCCGTGACCTTCTTGTAGGCGATCCCCTGGTAGTACGTCCGCCAGTCGAGGAGCGCGGTCCCCCGGCGGCCCGCGGGGAAGACGACGTAGGTGTCCGCCCCGAGCGTGATCTCCTGCCCCGGCGTGAGGTTGTGCATCGAGATCCCGAGCACGTCGGGGAGCTGGCCCAGCGGGTAGGCGAACGAGTTCGTCGCGTCGACGTAGACCGGCTCGATCGCGTACGTCGGGAGGAACCCGGTCGTCGGGTCGACGACGAAGTTCCCGAGGTGGGGCGCCACGATCCCGGCGCGGAACCCGCCGGAGCAAACCTGCTTGTCTTCGCCGGCGGAATCGGTCCAGTTCGCCGAGTTCGTCATCGACGTCAAGCCGCAGACCTGGAGCCATTTCTCGCTTCCGCCCTGCCCCGGGAGGCTCTCGGCGTGGATCGTCGCGCACCGTCGCGCCGTCGCGCTGGAGATCGCGTTGAGCCCGTCGAGGAGGACCGAGTGCCCCGTGCTCACGCCGGTCGCGGTGAGCCCCGACGTCCCCGTCGCGTGGTAATGGCCGTAGCAGTATTCGCCGCCCGTCCAGTCGTTGAACTTGTCGAGCGTCCCGAACCCGAAGTGCCGGTAGACGTCGGTCTCCTGCTGCACGACGACGTGAATGTAGGCCGGGCTCGAGTCCTTCTCGAAGAAGTGGTAGCTCGGGTAGGGACCGTCGCCCAGGTCGTTGACGCATCGCTCGTCGTCGAGGCTCGCGTCGGCGTAGGGGCTCGCGCCGTTGTAGCCGTTGCCCGAGTCGTCGGTGTGATCGCCTGGATCGGTGCTCGTGTTGATGAAGCCGAGCGCCTGATGGAGGCTCATGTGATTCGGCGAGTCGGCGGCGTACTTCATCGAGACGTAAACGTCGCCCTTCGAGAGCGCGAAGATCCCCTCCGTCGAGACGGTTACGCCGTCGTCGATATGATCCTCCGTCCAGCCGTTCGCGACCGCGAACGTCGAGAGCTTCGACAGGAGATCCCCCATCCCGGAGGCGGTCGACGTTTCGTAGGCCATCGTCTCAGTCCTCCGCGATGCAGAAGTAGGACCAGTCCTGAGTCCGGTTCCCGTTCGTGAAGATGCGGTAGCGGTCGTCGCCGTCGGTGAGACGATCGAGCGCGACGATCGAACTCCCGCCGCGTGCGAACCAGAAGACGCCGCCGAGCTCGCCGGTGAGGTAGTAGTCGTTCCCCGTGATCGGGGTTTCCTGGCGGAACGGGATCACCGGACGGCGAAGGTACTCGTCCGCGGTGCCGGGCGACGGCTTGAGCACGAAGGAGGCCGTGCCGGGGACGCCGGACGTCGGGACGACGTCCTTCATGCCGAAGCCCGTGTTCGCCACCATCGCGTCGGGTTCCGAGGTGTTCGGGATCGTGAGCGACGCGAGCGGGAAGACCCCGAACTCGGTCTCGCTCGTACGCACCGACGCGGAGTTCGAGAGCGCGGCGGCGTGCGCGATCCACGAGCCGTCCGGGTGACGGACGAGGAAGGCGCCGGCCGGGTCGATCGCGGTCGACTGAGTCGGAATCGGCTCGACGATCCCGCCGAGGAGCACGCTCGACTCGTTGTAGAGCGCGTCGTCCCCCGAGACGCCGGACGCGACGCAGAGAGGGTAGGCGTACTCGTCGTTCGTGCCGACCTGATCGAGGAAGCCGAGGTAGCCCTGGAAGTGATTGAACTGGACGCCGTCGTCGACCGCGCACGAGAAGACGATCCGGCGGCCGTTGACGTTCGCATACCACGAGATGTCATCGCCGCTCGAGTCCTTGAGCGGGACGAAGGCGCCGTTCCCGTCGTCGGTCTCGCCTTCGTTGCCGACGGACGTGAGGAGCCCCGGCGAGATGCCGGGCTGCTCCTCGATCGTGAGCCCCGAGTTGAAGCCCGTGAAGCCGAGGAGGCAGAAGTTCCACGCGGTATCGAACCCGACGGTGAGCTCGTACGCCTTGATCCCGACGTAGATGTCGTCGGTGCCCGACAGGCCCGTCCCGTTGAGGATGAGGACGCGCTCCTGGGTCGTCGCGTCCTGCCACGTCACGTTGAGCGTGCACCCCGACCCGCCGCCTCCCGTCGTCGCGATCGGGTTCGGCGTCGGCTCCTCCTCGTAGTTGCCGGCGGTGTCGACCGAGACGGCCGTCACGACGCCCCCGGAAACGGTGTCGACGTTGAAGATCGTCGCCGTCCCGCCCTCGCCGATGAGCCCACCGACGAGCGTGAGCTTGTCGCTCACGGAGTAGCCGGTCCCGCCCGCGCCGATGGTCGCGCTCGCGGCCTCCTGGGACTCGCGCAGGACGCTCCAGTCCGCCGACGCGATCGTCGTCGTGATCGTGCACCCGGTCCCCGTCACTGAGGCGCCGGTGTCGACGTTCGTCTCGCCGGTGGTCGTCGCGCTCGTGCCCGGGTTCACCGTGTAGGCGCCGCCCCGGTAGATCCGCACCGTCGAGACGGCGCCGGTCGACACGGTGAGCACCTCGGCGGCTGCCGTGTGCCCCCCGACCGTGGTCCCGCCGTCGATCGCGAGGACGTCCCCGACCGCGTAGCCCGATCCCCCGGCCGTCACCGCGAGCGAGTCGACCCGCGAGTTCGTCATGACCTGCTTGAGGTCCTCGAGGAGCGCGAGGTAGCCGGCCGCCGTTCCTTCCTGCCACGTCATGTCGCCAGAGTACCCCTCAGGGCCTCCCGATTCTCCTGGGCGTTCGAGAGCTGGGCCTCCTGGCCGTCCCTGGACCGCATGACGTCGAGGACGCGGCTCGGGTCGTCCACGACGACGACCTGCGCCGGCGGGACGGTCACGTTCACTTGCGGGGCGGGCTGCGGGCCGGCGTTCAGGAGCGCGGCCGTGCGGCCTGCCGGGACGATGGTCCCGGGCTGGTCGGGGACGAAGAGCTCGGCCCCGCCCTCGCCGACGACGGCCGGCTCGCCGACGGGCGGTCGACCGCCCTCGGCGAAGAATCCCGAAATGAATCCCCCGATGTCGAACCCACCCCCACCCCCTCCGCCTCCGGGTCCGCCCTGCTCACCGAAGAGCGAAAGGAGGAGTTGGTTCGTCGCGAGCTCGAGGAGCGAGTCGAGGATCGACTCGACGAAACGGTCCGCGTTGAACTCGCCGGACTTGAAGAAGTCGAGGAGCGCCGCCTTGCCCTCGTTGAACGCGTCGACCGTCGCGCCCTGCACGAAGCCCGAGACGTCCTCGAGCCCGAGGCGGATCTCGGCGAGCCCGCCCTTCACGCCCCCCGTCTGCGCCGTGAGCTCGAGTTGCGCGCGGTTGTATTCGTCGACCGAGATCGCGCCGGCGGCCCACAGGGCGTTCAGGTCCGCCTGCAGCGCCATGATCTCCTTCATCGGGTCCTGCACCGCGCGAAGGAGCTCGATCTGGCGCTCGGTGAGCTTGTTCTGCCCGGAGAGGGCGGAGTCGTCGGACGGGGCGGACGCGGCGGCGACAGCGCCCGCCCCCCCGGCGTCCGACGACCCCGCGAAGGCATCGGCCGGCCCCGCGAGCGAGACGCCGACGAGTGCGGCGGCAGCGACGGAGGCGGCCTGCTTCGCGGCGGCGGCGAAGGCCGCGCCGACGCGCTCGCCCTCGATCGCCGCGAGCTTCTCGTTGAAGTCGCCCTCGAGGTCGAGGAAGGCCCGGAGCGCATCTCCTCCCTCGAGCCCACGGAACCCCTCGAAGAGGTTCGCCGCGGCGTCCTTCCCGATGTCGAGCGCCGCGCCGACGTAGTCCCGTCCGAAGTTCTCGCGGAAGTCGGTCGTCACCCCGTCGAACGCGCTCGAGAGGTCGGCGGACGACGCGAGCAGGAGTCGGCGCGCGCTCTCGATCGGGCTCGACAGGTCGAAGTCCGCGATCGCCGTGAGCTGGTCCCGGGCGAGCGTGAAGAAGCGCGAGATCGCCTGCCCGATCGAGAGGAAGAGTCCGATCGTCGAGTTCGCGAAGGCCTTCGTCGCGGCGCCGGCGTCGTCGATCGCGCCGACGTAGTTCTCGAGGAAGAAGCTCGCGAGGACGGAGACGGCCTCCCCGATCTCGTTGAGCGCGAGCCGCACCCCCGGGCCGAAGACCTGGACGGCGAAGCGAACGCCGTCCCGGAAGAGGTCGAAGAGGAACGACACCCGCTCGGAGACGAGGTCGAACGCGGCCTGCAGGACGTCCCCGACCCGGACGCCCCCGACCTCGAGGTTCGCGATCTCCTCCCGGAAGGCGATGAGCGCCCCGATCGAGCCGGCGAGGAGCGCCGGGAGGAGCGTGATCGGGTTCGTGAGGAGCGCCACGGCGAGCGACCCGAGGGCCGGGATGACGACCCCGACGATCGTCCCGATCGCGAGGGCCTGGGCGACCTTCGCCGTCGTGTCGATGTTCTCGGTGAGGAACCGGAGGCCGGAGGC